AAGATCCCCGGCGCTGGTATTATCGCAGCTTGGCGATTTATCGTTAGGGCCTAGCATGGACCTAAAAAAGCTAGTCAAGTCATTCCTAAACGGTACATCGGACATCGCGGATAACGCTAGGCTTGCCGAGATTGAACGCGCTATGCAATTCGGGCCGGAAGAAGTCATTCGCATCATGAATATCGACGCGACGGCTTTTAACGAGTTTCGGGCGGAATTATTGCAGGTATATGGCAATAGCGGGATCGATACAATCGCCGGTCAAACGTGGCGTTATCCAAACGGCGCGCGGGCTGTTGTGCGATGGAATACACTTTCGCCACGTGTTGAAACATACGCGCGGGAACGTATTGGCGGGCTAATTCAGAATATCACTGAGGAAACCATCGGCAACGTGCGCAATACCATCGCGGACGGTTACGCATTGGGGCGCAGTCGCAATAGGATTGCAACGGACTTAATCGGGCGATTGCAAGACGGCAAGCGGATAGGCGGCGTGATTGGTATTTCAGAGCAACAGCGCCAATGGGTCGGCAATATGCGCGCGGTGTTAATGTCAGACCCTATCAAGGCGCTGGACTATACTAAGCGGGATATGCGGTTTGACACGGTTATCAAGAAAGCGGCGCGGGATGGCAAACCACTGTCATTGGCGCAGATTGATCGGATAGCCGCGCAGTATTCTGACAAGCTGTTAAAATCACGCGGTTTGACGATTGCCAGAACTGAGGCGGCAAAGGCAGTCGAGGAAGGCAAGTATGAGGCGTGGAAACAGGCTTTAGAAAAAACTGGCATTCCAGAACAATTCGTTATTCGCACGTGGAACCATCGCGGGCGCGGCGTTAAAGACAGGCCGTCGCATGTTGCGATGCATGGCACAAGTATTCGAGGATTGACGTTTCCGTTTGTGCTGAATGACGGCACGGCGATGTTGACCCCGCACGACACGACTTATGGCGCGGGGCCAAATCATGTGATTAACTGCGATTGCCTTGCGGATTACTCGATTGATCGGAAGGGGATTGCATCTTGGCGCGCGTAAACGGTAACGTAGGAACCACTCGCGGGTTTAGTAATCAGGTGAATGCGTTTGTCAAGAAGGCGCAGTCGGCACGGCAAGAGGCTTATCACGAAGGCTTGAAAGACTTCCGGGACGCGTTGCTTGCAGCGACACCTATCGACACTGGAAACTTGCGCGCATCGCTGCAAACAAGCAACGCGGGCGAGATCAAAGCCGGACCATACAAGGAATACGGGTCACAATACAACGTGGCGTCAAGTAACGCGATAATCAACGCGGCGGGCGATGGTGACAGGGTTTCATTCGTTTACCGCGCGCCATACGCTAGGCGGCTTGAGTACGGTTTCACGGGCATTGATAGCTTGGGGCGTCATTACAATCAGCAGGGACGTTTTTGGATTAAAGCAACGTCCAAGCGGTTTGTTTCAATCATGCGGGCCGCTGCAACTAGAGTTAGGAATAAGTCATGATAACAGATATTGACGCTAAGATTTACGAAGCTTTACGCGCGCGAATTGCATCAATGCCGGGTGGTTATGCGATTGTGTATCCGGGGCAGGTTTACCCGACAAACGTGACAGTTCCGTTTATCCTAGTGACGGACGTTCATTTTGGCAATGATCGGCGCTATCTTGGTTCGGATGCGGACGATTGGCACACTGGCGACTTTATGCTTGACGCTATGGTGCCGATTAGTTGGACGCATACGCAATTGCTAGGCGTTGCGGGTGATATTCGCGCATGGTTTACGAAGGATTTAGTCTTGGGTGATTTGGTTAGGATTGAAAAAACACCCGCCGTCACTGTTGCATATCGTGACGGCGGGTTTATGCGATTGCCCGTTGCGGTTAATTGGCGGGCTGTGGGTTAGACTGAGTAAGAGTGGCGAGGCAATGTACCTCCGATAAATTCTGTACCGTGGAACTCTAGTTTCGTAATACCGTAACCATTATCCTCTGCAAACTCACTAATCGCGTTTACAAAATCATCGGGGTGCATTTTTCGGGGGGGTGTGGGTAACAATTCCACGTCACCGGTTGCACAATGATATGAACGGTTCAGTCCATCAAAGCGAACCCTACAGAAATCTCCATTGTTCACCTCAGTTATAACCCCATTAGTTACTGGTGAGCCATTAAGTCTAACATACCCGCTTCTTACGTTTACAACCCTATCGCCTACTTTAAATCCCATATCCCGCACTCCATTGTTTGCGCCTATTTTGCATCGTTACACCATACGCGCTATACTGTCAACAGTTATTTTCACGCCCCATTGCGGGCTAAACAAAGGCTAGCAATATGGCACACGATACCTACGCAGGCGGCAGAGTTTACGTTTCCAGCACAACCCAAGGCGCTGACCTGCTGCAAGCTGGTTTCGAAGCCCTGACTTGGATTGAAATCAAACCAGTCGTCACGCAACCCGGTCTTGGCATCGACTACAACCCAGTCGATCAAACATACCTGACCGGACTAACCCAAACTAAGCCCGGTTCTGGTAAAGTAAAGGGCGGCGATCTTGTGTGCGGTAACATTCCCGACGACGCTGGGCAGGTTATCATGAAAGCAATGGCTGGCACGGCTGTTGAGCGGGCGTACAAGGCCACTCGCGCCACGACTAACACGGCGGGCGCGTTCCTCACTGAAACCGTCTATTCACGTTGCGTTGTCGTGTCTATGGGCGACGAAGGCGGCGGTGTGGACGATATCAACGCGCCTAAATACACGATGGCGTTCAATCAAAAGCCGATCTACGTAGTAGCCTAATATCACTGATGGGCGATAATCGATAAACATAGCTGGAGGGCTATTAAATGGACTTGTCTAAGCGCGTTGTTTATGACGCTGAGTTTCCCGTCGTTATCGTTCCGCCTAGTGGGGATGACAAAGGCGTGGTGTTTTATGTCACGTCTTTGCAGTCTAAGAATATCCAAAAGATTGAACGTGATGAGCGCAACAAACTACTGGTTATGAAGAACTCACGCGGCGATAAGGGCTTGGCATCGACCGACCTTGACGCCGTGGAAACGATCGAGCGGTCAAAGATTATGGCCACGTTGTCGCGGTGGGAATGGAATGGCAATTCGTTTGGCGATCTAGGCAAAGACCCCGCATTTACTCCTGAAAATGTTGCGGCTATTGTTGATCATGAAAATTCAGGCTGGATTGTTGATTTGCTCTATGCCGGGGCGGCTAACATCGGAAATTTTACGCAGAAATAACGCGGCAATGCGTTAACTACGTAACCGTTTACACCAAGTACGATATATCGGACGGGGTGGCATATGGTAACAAGCCCGAAGGTATGACGCAGCGAGAACTAAGAACACTCGCTGGAATGGCTGACAAGATACCAGATAATCACGTTGATATTGAGTATCACTATTTGATTGAGTGGTTCTGGGACTTGCGGTCATACGTTGCGGATAATTACACGCCATTAACGCCTGATTGCGTTCCTAAATGGTTGCCCGATAAATACCCAAGCCGAGAAGAATGTGATATAATCCTAGCAATGGATTTGGCATTCCGCAAAGGCATGGCGGCAACGGTTGCGGCTAACGAACAAAAGAGGCGTGATAAATGACTGATGTAGCGTCTCTTAGTGTATCGGCAACGGAAACAGGTGTTTCAAAGGTCGATAGTGCGCTATTGGGTCTTGCTAAAAGCGCTGGCGTAGCGGAGGCGGCAACGGGTCGGTTTTCGGCGGCATCGCAGAAAGCGGCTAGGGATAACTACACCGCATGGCAGTCGGCTGGATCGACATTGCCCGCGTTTTCTATGGCGATAGGTAAGTCGTCGCCAATCGTGCGCGGCGCTGGCGCTGAGATGAAAAACTACGGAATGCACACTGCCAACGTATTCGCGCAGTTGAACGATATCGGCATGATGATGGCGGCGGGGCAAAACCCGTTACAGTTGGCATTGCAGCAAGGCACGCAACTTAACCAAGTATGGGGGCAGATGGGCGGCAAGATCGGTGCCGTTGGCGCTGTACTGCGCGGCGCGTTTATGTCATTGCTAAACCCATTGAACCTAGTCACCATTGGCGTCATTGCTGGCGGCGCGGCTTTGATGAATTATTTCACATCGGCGGGGTCGGGCGCCAAGACGTTCAAGGAAAACCTAGACGAACTAGAAAGCGCAATCGGCAATCTGAACGATGTAACTAACATGTATTCAGAGGATGGCCTTGCCAAGCTGAAAGAAAAGTACGGCACTCTAAACTCTGAAATCATGGAGTTGATCGACAATCAGCGCATATTGGCACTAGATGAGGCATCAAGAAAGCTGCAATCAGTATTGGCGTCAATGAGTGGCGAATTAGGGTCTGGCTGGCTAACTACTGCAAATGGCGAAGTGGCAGAGTTGTTTGAAACAACTAGCACGGGCGCATCGTTGCTGCTGCAATATATGTCATCTATTAAGGACATGAAAACATTCCAAGAGCAGGCAGACGCGCTTGCAATCATGCGTGAAAACCTGTCACGGGCAACTGACGGATTCACTGATATGACTGCCGAGCAAGCGGCCATGTTTAGGAAGCTAGTAGACGCTGAAAGCCAGATGCGCATTCTCGAACAATCAACTCGCAAGGCTGAAAACGCGGCTATTGATCTAACAGCATCGGCACCGGGCGCGGGATGGATGGCGTCGGCAATCAGCGAAACCAACATGCTGATTGGCAAGCTGACAAAAGCTAAGGCGGTTTCGGATGGATTGCGCAACGTTAAAATGGGCGATCTTGCGTCTCAATACGGGCAATACGGCGCGGGCAGAACATCGGGTGAAAAGCTAAACCGTGACGCAAGCGCGCTATACGGCGGAACGGGTAACGTTCTTGACGGCATGGGGTACTATGACACTTCCAGTGGTGCGAGTGGCGGCGGCGGCGGTGGGTCAGACCCATATCAAGCTAATCTTGATCGGCTTATGTCGTCGCTAATGACTGAGCGCGAAACTGTCGAAAAGTGGTATGCTGACAACGAGGTCATTCTAAACGACCGTCGGGCAATGGAGTTGCTGGGCGCTGCTGGTCATAAAGAGGCCATGCTTGACCTTGAACGGCAATATCATGAGAAGTTGTCGAAGATCAAAGACGACAGCGCATCTATGAGTTTGACAGGAATGTCAACTTATTTCGGTGAACTAAACTCCATTGCTGGTGGTGGTTTTGACGGACTTATCCGCGCGCAAAAAGCATTTGCGGCGGCGCAATTGGCGATTGATCAGGTTAAGGCGTTGTCGGCAATTTGGGGGGATGCGTCAATTCCATTCCTTGCTAAAGGTTTCGCCATTGGCAGAACACTAGCTGCGTTTGCCGGGCTTAAGTCGGCGCTATCTGGTGGCAAGGGTGCAAGTGGCGGCGGGTCAAGCAAAGCCCCTACATCAGTGGGTGGGGCAGCGGCTGAACCTACACGCACAACAACGGTTAGTTTCCAAGGCGATCCGTTCATGGTCGCAATCGCTGAAAGTGTTATGTCGCAGATGTATGAGGCTAGCGGCAATGGTAGGGTGTTGATAAAAGCATGAGCATAGTCATTGTATCAGGTGCGCAAGGTACAAGCGGGGCTAACCTGCTATATCGCAACCTATTCCTTGAGGGGACGCTAACCGGGGCACTAGAACTGCCGGGAAGTCCCATTGAGAACGCACTAAGCGGCGAAACGTGGGACTATTGGTCGGGTAGTACTTTTGGAGCGTTTATTCAGGTTGATTTAGGTTTCTCGCGCACGTGTGATGGGCTTGGGATAGCTTCTCACGACGCTGCAACTGATGGATCACGTATTGACCTTCAGTACTCTTCTAATGGGTCAACTTGGAGCGACGTTATACAATACCTGCCGCCTGATAATTCTGCGATCTTTATTGCATTTCCCCCCATATCGGCGCGGTACTGGAGGGTATTAGTTGACATTGCAATTTGTGACATCGGCGTGATTATCCTAGGCCAAAGATTGCAATTTCCGGCTGGCGTGTTGACGGGTCATACCTCAATGCATAACGCCAAGAAATCTAAGCTAATGAATACGACGACTGTTTCAGGGCACCACAGAAACAACCGTATCACCCGCATGGGCATCGAGGGCAAGATCGACTTTGGTTTAGTTGCAACGTCTTTCGGTGATGGTGCTTTCCAAGAGTTTAAGGACCATTACAACGCGGGGAAGATCTTCTTCTACGCAGGTTCGCCATTGAACTACCCGAAAGACATGGCGCTTTGCTGGCGTCCAGAAGCTGCGGGCGATATATCCCCGTCATACCAAGAGGGCGGCGCATTGATGGACCTATCTATGGAGGTAAGCGCGTTTGTCGATACGTGAACCTTTTGACCTAATCGAACTCGATATGGACTATTGCAGCCGCACGTTCGGTGTTGCACCTTGCACGGCTGCATTGGGGGGTGTTGTTACTCGCAAGTGTTTCAATACGTTTGCGACGTGTAAAGACTTGGCGAACTTCAGCAAGACCGTATTGACGTATAAATTTATAACGCCAACTCCTAGCTATCCCAAGGGCGGAACGGTCTTTCCTTACTTGGTGTCAGTGTCTGGGGCTAGTGCGACTGTCAACATTGCGGGCAGCGATGATAAACTTGATGCACTTGGGTCACGCGGTACTGTATCGGCAACGTTCAGCGATCACCCTTACCATGACAGGTTTATGGATAAGTACGCAAGAGATCGCGTTACAGGGGCGGCGGTACTTGGTGGCGTGGGGTATAACCCGAACGAAAGAGGCACGTTCTGGACTAAATTCAAGGCGCGCAATCCTAACTATGCGGGCCGTCCTATGCGTAGGATTAGCGGTTACATTGTTGACGGCGTTGTCACGATTGTATCAACTCGGCATTTTGTAATTAGCGAGATCGTCGGGCCGGACGATAACGGGTCAGTCGATATTAAAGGCAAGGATATTCTTTTCTTGGCTGATAACGACAAGGCAGTCGCGCCTAAGACTAGCCGGGGTATTATGCTAACGGCGGTAACTGCGGCTGATGGGCAGGTGTTTACGCTTAACCCGGCGGGCATTGGTTCGGAATATGCGGCCAGCGGTTTTGCGACTATCGGGTCTGAGTTGGTGGCGTTCACTCGGTCTGGGGACGTGGTAACGCTAACAGAACGAGGCGTTAACGGCACTGTGGCAGCGGTTCACGGTATCAATGACGCATTCCAGCAAACATATTCGCCGCGACGTGTTAGGATTGATCTAGCGATTGCCGATCTGTTGATCAACTATGCGGGGGTTAATCCGGCGTTTGTACCGACGGCGACTTGGGCGGCAGAGGTTGAGCGGTGGGCACCAACTTTGATGGTTTCGACCGACATTCTAAAGCCTGAGGGGGTTAGCAAGCTAATTGGTGAACTTGCTGTTCTTGGGATTAGCATTTGGTGGGACGATGTATCGCAAGAAATCGGCCTAAAGATCAACAGGCCGCCTGACACTGACGTTGTGAAGGAAATCACTGACCGGAACAACATCGTTTCAATCTCGCAAGAGGACCGCGACGAGGACCGCTTGACTGAGGTTGTTTTCTACACCCGCGTGATTAATCCAACGCAATCGACAACCGACGAAAAGAACTACTATTCAGGCGCAAAGCTAATTGATGCGGACGCTAAATCACCGAATAGTTATGGCGATACTAAAATCAAGACCATTCATTGCCGATGGTTAAACCACGGCGACGATGCGTTAGTTAAGATTATGTCAAAGCGTTTGTTAAATAGGTTTAATAAGCAACCTGTGCGCTATGAGATTACAGTCGATATTAACGACGATACGGAATTGACTGAGATTATCAACACGACTTCTTATGTTCTGACCGCAGATGATGGTGGTGGTCGTGCGCAGTTAATGCAGGTTATTAAACGCGAGGAAGTTATCAACGGGCATCATGTTAAACTGACAGCCCAGTCATTTGCGTTTGATCAGCGTTACGGCTATATTACAGAGAACTCGCGGCCTGTTTATACGTCAAGTAGCACGGCGCAGAAAAATAGGGGCGCATATATGGTAGGGCCTAGCTTGGTATTCGGTGACTTCCTCGGCGCGTATAGGTTTATCTGATGTCAACTTATGTTCCAATCCTTGACACGCAATTAGACCCTGATGCGCCGCTAACGTCGCTACTTATGTATCAGTTGCGGGATAATGCTTTGGCGATTGCTGAGAGCGATACCACAGTCCCCGCTGCTTATCAGATCGGCCATAGGTTGCTAGGCACTTTGACCACAACTAGCGGAACGACAGTCACGTTGTCTGGCTTGGTTTTGACGCCTTATCGGTTTTTGAAGTGCGTTATTAATGGAGTTGGAGTTGGCGCATCATCTAATAACGTTAATATAGGTGGAGCAACGGTGTTTTCGTTACCTATATCCGCCGACAGGGCTTGGGGGACAGTTGAGATTGATCTTTTCAATGGAACTGGATCTTCTTCTACGTCTTTAAACAATTCAAATCCGGGCGGTCTATCGGGAAGCATTTACGGCATCAGAACGTCACTCACAACGGCATCGACTTCGGTTAGCGTTTCAAGTGGAAACAATTTCACCGCTGGATCAATCCGCGTTTATGGGGTGCAATGATGGGAACTGAAATCATCATCGACGCCACAACGGGCGAAGTAACAACGCGGGAATATACAGACCCCCCTTTCGATATCGTAGCATGGCGCGCAACACTCCAATGTACCCCCGCGCAAATGCGTCTGACACTACATCGCGCCGGACTTCTCGCCACAGTGCAGGCAATCGCTGACAGTGATCCAGAAGCTAAAATCCTATGGGAATACGCAACGCAAATCATTCGTAACTCTCCATTTATTGACGCGCTAGGATCGGCTTCATTTACACCGACTGAAATTGATGATCTATTTGTCGCGGCAATGTCGGCATGATTGATCTAATCACCCCCGACGACTTCGCATCAGACCCCTACACAGGCGGGCTTAATCAAATGGCCCATGCCGTACTAGGTGGCGCATTGGCGCTATTTCTGGGCTACTGGGCGGGCGTTGTGATTATCGGGTGGGAAGCGTGGCAACTTAAGCGCAAAGGCGCGCTGCGGGCCGATTACTGGGCTGATCTAACTTTCTGGGCCATTGGTGTATTCTTGTTTCAATGGGAGTACTTCTTGCCGTTCATTGCTGGTTTGGGTTTTACATGGATGATCTATCTTGACCGCCGCTGAACTGTCTTATCAACTAGGCGCGCGGGTTAATTACATCGACAGGCATCGGCCTTTGTTGCTACAGGTTCAATACGCGCTATTCGCCGTGGGGTTATTCTTCTACACGGCAGGACGCGCGCAACCGGGTGTTTTTCAGGCGTCAACGTGGGGTAATCTTGCCCATGAAATGCCCGCCGCGTTTTGGGGCGCATTTAATGCACTAGCCGCCATGATAACAATTCTAGGATTGCTAAAACCGATCAAGTCTAAAATGGTTGCAGTCGGTGCTAGTTTCCAAGTCCTGCAATTCGGCGCAATCGCAACGTCGTGCATCCTACATCAAGGCGATTACGGAATAGGCATCTATTCAATCTGTCTAGTATTGCTGCACTCCAAAATCCTATACGAATCGGCAAGGTACTAAATATGCCAATTATTGACGGTGACTTTGCAAGATGGTTTATTAGCACATACGGACTGTCCGCCGCTTTGGCGGTTTTTGTCTTGTGGAAATCAATGGAGAAGATTGACACCAAACAAGACGTGGCGCGCGAATTGATCACCAAAATTGACAGCCTATCAACTAACGTGCAGGATGTAAGGGAGCGAGTTGCCAAGATCGAGGGGAAGTTAGATGCTAAATGACGCATCGCTAAATCTAATCAAGAAGTGGGAAGGGTTCCGCGCCAAGGCTTATCAAGACAGTGTTGGTGTTTGGACTATCGGTTATGGCACGACTGTAAACGCGGGCGTGGGCATTGATCCTAGGCCGGGAATGTGTATCACAGAAGCGCAGGCGTTGGGGTATCTTAACGCCACTGTGACCAAGTTTGCGGCTAACATTTCTAAGTCAATAACTGGCCTAGCTAACGAAAACGAGTTCGGCGCTATGGTTTCCTTGGCTTACAATATCGGACCGACGGCATTTAAGCGGTCTAGTGTGTTGCGGCTATTCAATAGCGGCGATAAGAAAGAAGCGGCTGATGCGTTCCTGCTATGGAATAAAGCTGGCGGCAAGGTTCTCAAAGGTCTTAGCAATCGTCGTGCAGATGAGCGTCTGCTATTCCTAACGCCTGTTAAGTCGTTTGCACCATCCGCGCCACTACCTAAGCCGCCACCCGGTAACAACTGGCTTGCGGTGATTATCGCGGCTATTCTCCGCATGTTTGGGGGTAAGAAATGAAGGGCTGGAAAACTCTACTTGTAAACGGGCTTTCAATCGTCGTCACCATTGCCGAGTTGCAAGAGTGGACTTCGATCATTCCCGATCAATACTTGCCATACTTCACGCTGGGGCTTGCTATGTCTAACATGGCGCTGCGGATGGTGACGACTACGCCAGTTGGCAAACCATGAAACGCATCCCGCTCCGAGGCGGCGCTGAATATGACGTGTTTAGCTGCTGGCGAAAGTTATTGTGCTACACGCGACGCGCAGGCATTTCAGCTAATATCAAACGCCAATATCGGCGGCGTTTTCGAAGGGAGGCTAACAAATGCGACGCCTAACCCCAGTCCTATTCCCAGTCGCATGGCCCGGTCCTGATTATGCCGAGGGGCTATATATCGGAAAGGATGGCGACGCCTACGTGGTATGGGCAGAAATCCCGGACGGTAGCGGCTGGAAAGTGCAGGCCGTTTATGAGGTATCCCCAATGGCCTACGCGCATATGTCGGAACAACTGAGGCGGCAACACGTTAGAATGAGTGGGGTGGACGGTGATTTGGTTTAACGTCCTAGGGGGATTGGCGGGAAAGCTGGCAGATGCTTACACGGCAAAGGCCAATGCGCAGACCGATGAGGCGCGGATTGCGGCAGATGTGACAATTGCGCAACTACAGGCAAGGCAAGCTGCGGTGATTGCTGGCGGGCGATGGATTGCGCCAGTTCAGGCGGCGTTTGCTGTTATGTTCTTGATTTACTACGGTAAATTGGTGATTTGGGATAAGGTTTTAGGGCTAGGCGTCACGGATGGATTGTCGCCAAGTCTGGAAAATCTGGGGATGATTGTCGTGGGTTTTATTTTTTTACAATCATCTGTTGACAGGTTGCGCAGGTAGTGCTAAATATACCGTACTGAAACAAACAAAACCTTGGAGGGTTTAAATCATGGCTATCGTTGGTGTTCTCGTAGTTTTCCTTTTCGGCCTCGTTCATAACGGCGTACTTTAAACTAAACAGGGGCGCGACTGTAACGCGCAAAGAAATCAATACCCGTTCCGCCTCTTAATAATGCGCACCGTTTCGGGTTACTAGCGTGGCTTTCGGTTGGGCGGCCCATATGATGCGCCGGGTAGGCGTTGGCAGGAAGTTCGAATATCCTGCAAACCGATGACAGACCGGAAAGACGGTCAACTATGACTGCGGTGTGATGTAATTGGTGAATGGTAAGCCAGCCCCATTGCGGGTATTCCTTGATGCAGGTTCGAGTCCTGCCCGCAGTCAACTAAATCCCCGCATTTGTGGCGGGTTACATTAGACCTAAGATCGCTAACCCCGATTTAAGCCAAAATGGCGGGAAATGTAATCCACCACAAATGCGGGGACACAAAAGCGCAAGTGTCTTGGCAATACCTGTATTGTGGTATAGGTGAAAAACCTGAGTTGCGTTTCTACCGCGCTTGATCCGTCGCGGGATATAAGTCTAGGGGCGACACGCTAAATCGCTATCTGGGGTATCAAAGGCTAACGGTATTTAATTAAGTCGGTGTAGTGAAGTGGTATCACATCAGTCTCCAAAACTGAAAGCCTATGTTCGATTCCTAGCACCCTCGCCAATTATTAAACCCCGTCTTTTTAGGCGGGGTTTTTCATGTTACAATGCACATGCGGTTTTCCCGATTGTATCCCGCTGCCTATACCTCCTACGGCGAAGACAATCGGAACCTTTACAACCTTGATAAAATGTGATTAGGTGGAAGCATTGCAACCTATGGAGGGTTAAATGCTTAAAATCGCCGCACTATTAACCATCATTGCCGCGCCCGCTTATGCGCTGGACTGTATGCCACGCGCCGACGCATACGAACACCTAGACGCCAAAGGATATGAGCCTGTATTCATTGGCGATGCAGAAGCCGCGACAATGGTCGTTTGGGTGCATCAAACAGAAGGGTGGATTACGATTGTTGACACGCATGACGGGCAGTCTTGTCTAGTAGGTGCAGGTCTTGACTGGCAGTTTCGCGCGTTGGGTGATCCGGTATGAACGCAGATGATGTACTGACAGCCCCGCCAATCAATTACGCAAATGATCCAGTATTCCAACAATTCCAGTACTTCATGCGATTGGCGTTTGAGGAAGGTTATCGCGCGGGTAATATTGGAGTAACTACACCAAACGAGTGGCGCAATGACTGGATGAATAGCACAGGGCGTAGGTTCCTGCTAGAGAATGGACTAATCTCTGGTAAGGATGATTACAAATGACTGATTACAATGAAGAATACCTAACAAGTCCAAAGAAGTCATTCAACGTTAACGAATACGCCGCGCATCATGGTATTACAGTGCAAGCCGCATGGTCCAAGCGGAAACGCGCCAAAGCCCGCGCTACAGTCGATCCAGCAATAACCCGCGCAATGTCAGCTATCGGCACTAACATGGTTCCTAGCGTCGTTTGGGATAAGACACAGCCGGGTTATAGTGTTCTGCTCAGGCCATCGGTTGCTGATGCGGCTAACGTGCTTGAATTGGTCAAGGATGCGTTTACCGATATTCCAGCGTATCGGCCCAATCCAATTGCCGCGCGCAATCAAAACCTAATGACCGTCTATCCTGTAATGGATTGGCACATCGGCATGGCGGCATGGGGTAAAGAAACCGGGGCGGATGATTATGATCTATCATATTCCGTGTCGGATATGCGCGCGGCTTTCGATGGTCTAGACGCCATTACCCCGGCCAGTGATCACGCCGTTCTAATCCTTGGTGGTGATACGCTACATGCAGATGATACACGTTCAGAAACGCCACAATCAAAGCACAAGCTAGATGTTGATGGTCGGCACTTCAAAGTCATTGATACCGCAATCAAGGTTATCTGCGAAACAATCGACAGAATGGCCGAAAAACATCGACGCATTACAATTCGAGTTTTGCGAGGAAATCATGACATTCACTCGCATCTTGTATTGATTTTCGCCATTGCTGAACGATATAGGTTGGCTGAAAACATCGAGATTGAAAAAAACCCAAAAGACCTATTCATGATCCAGCACGGCACTGTGTTACTTGCCGCGCATCATGGCGATAAATCACCACCACAACGTCTTGTAAGTCATATCGCGGACGTTTGCCCGTTCTGGTCGGATACGCGCGATAGGCACGTTCTGACAGGGCATATTCACCACGATAGCACCAAAGACCTAGGCGGGATTAAGTGGCATTCCTTGCGCGCGTTCTGCCCGCCTGATGAATACGGTTCTCAGTTTTCCAGCCGCCGCGCTTTGACGGCTTACACGTTTGACGATAAGAAGGGGTTAATTCTAACCGGGCATGAGGCAATCAAGCGATGACATGGCACCTAATCAACAATGAAATTCACGTCATGCGCGGTTATGAGCGAGTGGCATTGTTCAAGCGCGACGACTTCCCCGATATGATTTTGGCAATGTGTAAGGTATTGAAAGAGGTGAAGTAATGGCTAAGTGGCGATATATTTCTGATATGGAGGCAATGGCTGTATTCAACATGCCCTGCGAAGACGATACTATCTCCCCAGTTGCAAGCGACGGTGGCCCGTCATCATACTATGACTTCCAGCCGGGATGGGTGACGTTCAATGACTTCATGGAATACAAGGCTAAGACGCAATGGCATGGTTATGCCCTACACCTAAAAGACATTGGCAAGGCTATCTGCCGTTTCGGCGTCAAGGCTGGCACAACCGACGCATACGACGCGCGCAAGATCATCTATAGTGGGTTGAGGTTGCTAGGAATGATTGCGGGTAAGGATGCAATGCGCGAGGAATTGCTAAAACTGCTAGATGATCCGCAATTCAAATAAACGCTAGTTGTCGCTAGTATTTGCTATTAGTTGTTAGAAAACCCCGGACAGTTTTGCGAGTTGTCCGGGGTTTTTGTTATTTTAGATACGCGACGGCATGACTACAAACAAAACACCCGCATCATCACTAGGAATAATGATGATCGGGTCCATGTTCCCGCCCATTTTCAGCGTAACGTCATCGCCATTACAAAGCGTCAAGCACTCGGCAAGGTACTTCGAGTTAACACCAATAACCAACGAATCTCCCGTGTATTCAGCGTCAACAAACTCTTCCGCATCGTTGCCGTTTGCACCTTTAACCGTCATAGCAATCTGTGCGTCACTCGCCGTCAAAGTAACCGCCCGCGCGCGTTCATCGGATACCAATGCGACGCGGTTAGCCGCCGACTTCATAACAGTCGCACTGGCAATCAATACGTTGCGGTTGTTCTGTGGAATAACGCGGGTATAGTCAGGGAAAACGCCTTCGATAACCTTAGACACAACAGTCGTGCTACCATGCTGAAACCTGATCTTGGTTTCGCTGATCGACAATGAAACATCGCCAATATCTGATAGCCCGCTAATAAGCATGACGGTTTTAGTCGGAACAATCACGCCCGCAAACGCATCGCTATGACCCTCATAGTCCGCCAATGCCAAGCGAAACCCGTCTGTTGCTACGGCCTTCATTTTGCCGCCCGCGTTGTGCAGGTAAACGCCTTGCAGGTAGTATCGCGTTTCATCTGTGGACATTGCAAACTTGGTTTTATCGAATAGGCGCTTAAATTCAGCGGATGGAATGTCAAACTCGCTTTCGTATTCGTTTGACGCCATGACAGGGTAATCTTGTACATCTAGCGTTGCTAGGTTCGTTTTAAACCGACCTGCCTTAATTGTCAGCTTGTTATCAAACAACGTCATATCAATCAACGCGCCAGATGGTAGGGACTTCACGATATCAAATAGCATTGCCGCATTAACGGTTGTTTCACCCGGTTGCAGTACCGTTGCAGCGCATGATCCAGTGACTTCGATATCAAGATCAGTCGCGCGGGCTTTCAGGTATTCATCTGCTGAAAGTACGATATTCGCAAGAATTGGAATGGTGTTCTTGCGGTTGACTACTGGAATTAGTTTAGCCAGTAGGTTTAGCAGGTCTTGGCGTTCTGTGGTTAGTTGCATTCTTGGTACTCCATGAGTTCTAAGGCATTTATGGCTTGGTCAATTAGACCGTTGTTTTTACTGGATAGTTGATCATCCGGCACACTGTAAAGGATTTCGACTGGTGTTAGTTTCCAATAGCCTTGTTTGCGCATTATTTTTTCAGCTTTACCTGCGCCCGGTTGATTGATCAATTCGTGTAGGTTTACGTTCACAAAATATCCCCTTCTACATATGTCGCGTAACTCACTGGAAACGCTTGCTTGACCTTATCAGCAATCAATCCAGCAAGCAAGCGCGTTTGTGATTGTGTGTGCGCATCAAGTCGCATCTTTAGCATATTCATGAATGCGTCCAAACTACCGGACCAACGCCACCGGGTCATATGACACAACGGCAATACCATGCGCGCCTCTTCTGGTGCTACAAACTGCAATAGATCGTGATATTGATCCCCAGCGCCGTGGACAGCTTCAAACCATGCTAAATTGGCGGCGTCTTGCCCCCAATCGTCTAGATATCCACCCGCGCCCTGCTTCACATTATCCGCAATGCCACTCCACTTTTCCGGTTTAAAATATACAGGTTCGCCTTTGATGTAGCGGCGGCTAACCTCTGACATGCGAAGATATTCGTGTTTGACCATTTGACGCGCAACAAAAACAGGGGCCTCAATCACAAACGACAAGAAGCAATGACCAAACGGCGCGGCGTGTGGTGCAGCGGTTCGCCACTTCCACAGATTAGCTGGTGTCGGATTATTTAGAATATACAGATATTCCGCCTTGGTCATGCCTCGCACAAGGTACTTGATCAGGTTTTTTTGTGCATCAGTTAAGATCGGTTGTTCTCGTAATACGCATTCAAGATCAACATCATACCATCCTTGAGGTTCAACGTCTTCGTCATTGTCAAACGATACCTTTGCGGCCTTGACCACTTCCAGGTCATTGCCCATCACGTCAACTAGTTTTGCGGTTATCATTTATTCACCAACATCAATGAGAGTAAGTACAGCGCCCGGCGAAGGTCACGCGGCATAATTGCCAGAGGCCCAAGTGGACGACCAAGACGTGCCTCGATTATTTTACGGGCGGTCATCATTCACCGCCTTTCGTTAATGGGGCGAGGGCGGCGAGAGTGTTGCGCAATAGGTCGCCATCTTCACCGCACAACGACAGGTATTCTGATTGCTCTCTCGCCGCATCAATCAACGCCCGCACCTCTGGCAACTGCATCGCGGCGGCAAGCAGTTCTGCATCGGTGAATGTGGTGGGCAGGGCGCGTATTGCATTTGCGAGTGACCGATGGTGTTGATCCTCTTTTGCGAGATTGCTAGGCACAACAACTCGACTGCCGTCATATTGTGTTTCCAAAACATGCGTCTCAATCATCGCAGCAGCCCGTTCACGCATAACCAGCGCGGCTATGGCGGCGGCTGGTTGGAACACGGTCCATGTTGTCGACGGGCGCACTGTCGCCTTGCAACGAGGCCCGCTAGTCAAGTTCTGACAGCCACAGGTCGGATAATTGCATTCACTCATGGTACGTTCCTTTCGGGATAGCGGCTAGCGCAATCATCCGATCAAGCGCGGCCTTGCTGTCGGCGGGGGTGAGTGCGCGGATGGCTCTGCGGCTGGCGTCGGTTAAATTGTGTCGTTCACCCCATGCTGTCCATTCAGTGCATGTAGCAGCCACCTCATAAGCCGCAGCCGTTTCAGCTTGGGATGCTGTTAGCGCGATCTTCAACTCATAGTTCTCTTGTGACATTGCCGCCATATCGTTGAGCGTCTTTTCAATAAAATCCGCTTTCCGATCAATATTGGTTGCCGCTTCCGTTAGGGCGGCGCGAAGATCAGCCAACTCTGGGCTGTCAATCACCGTAAACTCACCAGCATTTTTTAGCGACAGTTGTCCGGCAGCGAACCCGCGAAGATAGGTATCGTCTTGCTTGTCTTTTAGCGCGGCGGATAGGGCGCGCGCCTTGTCCGACCAGAACCGCCACAGTTGATCGTCTGTGTCGTCTAGTTTAACAGGCTCTTCTGGTGAGATGTCGATGTTCATAGGAATACCCATTCCAAAAAATGCGCTGCAAGTACAGCTACGATAGTAAATAATGTGTATATGATGGTCCCAAAAAACATAGCATATGCAATGTCCTTCATAATCACTTTACCTCCGGCAAAATCAAAGCAGTTCGAGCGATAGCAGACGGTCCTGCATAGCCAAGCGTTATGATCGCACGTAACGCCATTTCATATCGTGCACATAGTTCTTCTTTTGACATCACTTCACCTCATCAATGATTGCGCGGATTTCGTCCTGACATGTCCAGTTGCACAATTGACCCTCCCACCGTTCCAACTGATCCACCGTCACGATGCGGGTGTTGGGGTCAAGGCGGACGTATTCCGCAACGGTATCTGACATGCGCTTATGACGGTGCATCCATCCGCCATTCGGGCCACGGTCGATATAAATCTTATCCGGCGCACTCATTCATGAACCCAATCATCCGCAGCGATAATCCGCGCTTTCAAATTAGCGGGGCAATCCTTAATCAATGCGCCGGACTTAACTTTCGCATCAGCTTCGGCCTTTGCCGCGGCGTAATGTTCCTGCGTCATAACCAAACGGGCGGCAGCATGATAACGAACAACGCCATCAACTCGGCAGATAAATCCATTATGCACCTCTTTCGTGGGAGTGGAAGGGTCACGGGGTTCTTTAGGATCATGTGGCGCGTCTGGAATGCCTGTCTCATGGCACTTCTCGCTGTAGCACTCTGGATTAGGGTTGCCCTGATCATCGGTCCAAGGCGTTGCTAATGCCTGCCCAATCCCGAAACCAACTAGAACCAATGCGCCAAACCATAGCAGAACCTTACGTTCATAGCTGGCCTGTTCGCCATGGTCACGGCGGCGGGTTTCATAACGATCATCTGTCATCTTATTCATTGTCGTATTCCTCTACATAAATGTTTTTCACGTCCGACACATACCAAACACCATCGCCGTTGTCAACAACTTTGCCGTTTGAATATGCAGTTAGTTTGTCGCACAATCCAGCCGCATAGGCCATCTCACAAACGTCCGAATATCCATGAAATACGCCAAGTGGCGGTTTAATGTCCTCGGGCTTGATCTGCGATGATGGTCTAAGACGTACCGCAAACCACTTCGGATATGATCGGCGGTTTTCCGTAACTACAGCCGTAAATTCAGTTCCTTCGCGGTTGTGAATTGCACCGTATGGAATGTAGCATTCCGACTGATCTGGCAGTGTTCCAATCCAGCCGTCGCCAGTGTCGCGGGATAGGGTTAGTGTTGTGATCATGTTTTTCTCCAGTATTGTTTTTTCAGTATATCAAACATTGCCATGCCATCCTTTATAGACCAAGCCGACCCATATGCAACAAGATAGTTGCTAATTCCGTAACCAATTCGCCAGCCTCCATTTGGGTTTCTAGTGAAATGATACGGGGTCAAAAATCCAATCCGATCACCTCGGCATGTGTTGCTTATGCGTTTGTACTTTTCATGTTTCACTTCTATCTCCAATAAAAAAGCCTGCCATATTTCTAAGGCAGGCTAGGTAGGTTGTCAAGTGGTTACTCGCAAGACCTGATCAACTGCCCGGTTTCAGGATCAACGCGCATCTCACATGCGCCGTAATCATGCTCTGGTTCCGGTTCCTTAACGCTTAACACCGATCCCGTCACGTCATTAGGGCGGTATGTCGTGCAACCCTTGCAACCCAACTCCCACGCCTGCAAATACACATTCTTAAAGTCATCGAATGAAATATCCTCGGGGCAGTTGATCGTTTTGCTAATGGAACTATCCACCCAACGTTGCGCCGCCGCCTGCATACGCACATGATCAATCGGCTTGAGTGTCTGCGCGGTCACGAAACTAGCGGGCAATGGTTCACCCGGTCTTGCTCGTTTCCATTTATCAACCGCATAATCGCGCACGGTTTCAACGATCTTTGAGCCGTCTTTCTGCAAAACCTTGCGATCATATTCAAGTGCGAAAATGGGTTCAATGCCGCTGGATACGTTGCCAGCGTAAAGCGAGATCGTCCCAGTAGGCGCAATCGAAGTCAGCAAAGCGTTACGAATACCACAAGTCTTAATCAAGTCTCGAATGTCTTGATCCATGCCGATCATGTTACCGCTTGCTAAAAACGCATCAGCATCAAACAACGGAAACGCGCCTTTTTCAATCGACAAGTCAACGCTTGCAATATACGCTGATCTTGCAACAAACGCCATTAACTCGTCAACCCACACCACTCCATCATCTGACCCATAAACAACGCCGCCAAGCGCCATTGCGTCCGCAACGCCCGTTACCCCTAGTCCAATGCGCCGCTTTGCCTTAGCCTCGGCTTCCTGCTCGGGCAATGGAAACCGCGACACGTCAACGACGTTATCCATCATTCGAACGGCAGTCCAAATAGCATTGCCTAGCATCTCATAATTGATTGAAAAATCATCATTCAAAAATGCCGGAATGTTCATGCTGCCAAGCAAGCAAGCCCCATATGGCGGCAATGGTTGCTCACCGCACGGATTAGTCGCCGCAATGGTTTCGCAATATGACAGGTTATTTGCCTTATTAATCCGGTCAATAAAGATCACGCCGGGTTCTGCATAAGCATATGTCGCTTGCGTGATATGATCCCACAAGCCGCGCGCCGAAACAGTGCGATAAACCTTGCCGCCAAACACAAGATCAAACTGCGCGTTATCCTTGACGGCCTGCATGAAATCATCAGTAACCAATACCGACAAGTTAAACATGCGCAGTCGGTTAGGGTCTCGCTTGGCGTCAATAAACTTGAAAATGTCGGGGTGATCAACTCGCATGGTTGCCATCATAGCGCCACGTCTAACGCCCGCAGACATGATGGTTTTGCACATTGCATCCCATACGTCCATAAACGACAGAGGCCCGCTAGCGGTTGCCGCGACACCCTTTACAGGCGCATCAACAGGCCGCAACGTGCTAAAGTCATAACCAATGCCACCGCCAGCTTGCATGGTCATAGCGGCTTCTTTCAGCGCGTCCATAATGCCGGACAAACTATCTTGAACCGTACCCATGACAAAACAGTTGAAAAGCGTCACGTTCCGATCAGTACCCGCGCCCGCATTAATACGGCCCGCCGGGATAAACTGAAAACGCTCCAATACTGAATAAAACTTATCCGCCCACAATGAGCGGTCGGTTTCAGGTTCTGCCAATGCCCACGCAACACGTCGCCAAGTGTCTTGCACGGTGTTGTCGATTGGCGTTCCGTCTTGTTCTTTTAGGCGGTATTTCATATCCCAGATTTGTTCCGCCATTGGATTTTTGAATGGCGTAGAGTTTGCGATACGTGTCATTAGTATTTCTTACCCCCATTTTCCACGCGATTTGCAAGTTTATGATCGGATCGATCTTTATTGTATCGGTTCTTTTCAATCAGCGCAGATGCAACGTCAAGGCCCATCGCCGCCGCCGTATCCAAGATGCGAATGATGCAATCCGCAAACTCTACCTCTACGCCACTTCTATGGGTTAGCTTGTCGTCCATCAGTGATTTTCTGTCAGCCTCTAGAGCCTCTGATAGCTCAGAGTGCATCAACGCTACAACCTCACCAAAGTTTCGAGTAATAGTTTTGCCAGTTTGGGGGTCAGTATACCACCCAGCATCAGTTGCGGTTTTATGCGCAAGGGCCTGCGCATACCTCAAACCCTGAAGCGCCATTTGCTCTTCAAACGTAATATTCTGCATCATATAGTGTCCATATTGGGGTGAATTGTCATTATGTAGTGTTTTGTTGGCGGTGTCAATCTGTGGGCGGTGGGGGAAGCGGCATCTCTGTGGTTAATTTATACGCCACATTGTTGTGGCACCAATAAGTTGTGCGCCCATCGCTTGAGGAAATAAATGCGTTAAGTATCACGACTTCTTCAGTATCACATAATAATATCTGAGTATCATCCCGTGGCGCGGTTTCAATCGGTTGCCAATTCATAGTTTCAATCGGTTGCCAAGTCACAGCACAACCCCCCGATAGCTAAACTTCCCGCCATCAATGCGCGCCTGACAAAGCACAATCAGGCCCAACTCGTGATAGGCCCACGCTTGCTTGCCGATCTTGGTGCATCCGATCAAATCAGCCCAATCGCCTTGGTGATATTCAATCACAGTGCCGCGCGGGTTTTGTCGAATGCCGTCAATACCCATCACCGCATTTTTAAACGCGCGTGACTTTTCTTTGTGTGTGATGATGCTGATCATTTATTTACCTCTGGATAAAAACCGTGGCAATCTTCGCCGCCGGGATAAAACGAATAGGCTTGATATGTAGCATTGCCCGGTGTTGTTCGGCGGCACTTAACGGCAAGTACGCATGGAGTTGCGCATCTCGCGTAGTCGTAGGGTAGCGGGGTCATTTATTCAAACTCCTCATATGCGGCATCAATAAGTGCCGACTTGGTTTCTCCAGTTAGTCCCACGATCTTGTGGCCGAAAATCTCGATGTAGTCAATCTCGATATCATCAATTTCAGACCATGGCGGCTCGTCGCTGTCATGCGCCGATGATCCACCGTGCGACATGAAAGCGCGGGCATGTACTGTAACTTCAACGGTGAACGTGCGATCTTCGGTATGGCGTGGCATTATTTAACCTCTACAAGTTCATTGTTAACGAGTTTATACCATTGGTCTGACTTGCAATCGCGTCCAACTACAAATCCACGCGCATTGATGATATTGTAACTATTATCACGTTCAACTAGGAAAATTGCGCAACCATTTTTCCCCATCGCTTCGTTATCATAACCAGACCCCATTGCTGCGGATCGGTAGCCAGTGGCGCTTGCTGCGGATCGGTCGCCCGTGGCGCTTGCTGCGGATTGGTCGCCCGTGGCGCTTGCTGCGGATTGGTAGCCAGTGGCGCTTGCTGCGGATTGGTAGCCAGTGGCGCTTGCTGCGGATTGGTCGCCCGTGGCGCTTGCTGCGGATTGGGTGCCCGTGGCGCTTGCTGCGGATCGGTCGCCCGTGGCGCTTGCTGCGGATTGGTAGCCCGTGGCGCTTGCTGCGGATTGGTCGCCCGTGGCGCTTGCTGCGGATCGGTAGCCAGTGGCGCTTGCTGCGGATCGGTCGCCCGTGGCGCTTGCTGCGGATTGGTAGCCCGTGGCGCTTGCTGCGGATCGGTCGCCCGTGGCGCTTGCTGCGGATCGGTCGCCCGTGGCGCTTGCTGCGGATTGGTCGCCCGTGGCGCTTGCTGCGGATTGGTAGCCCGTGGCGCTTGCTGCGGATTGGTCGCCCGTGGCATTTTGCCCTTTTTCTTTTGCATTATCGGTCAACCATTTAACAGCCCTACCAATGAAATCATGCAAAGACAACTCAACTTTTATGTGAATTTCAGCCGATGCAACTTTAGAGTCGCCGTTTTCTTCACGGCTGATAGCACCTGACATATGAACTTCTGCAAACTTTCCAGTTGGCGGATAGTAACCAAGCACATGCAACGGGTTTTCGCAAGCATGAAAACCTGATTTACAGGCTACAGCATCGCCGTCATGTTTGTAAGTCTTGCCAACCTCATATTGAAAGTCAAGGCAAGTCCAATCAGCATTAAATCCTTTGTAAGCTACGATATGTGTCATTGTATGTTTCCTTGTTTTTTGTTGCTATCCCACCCTGATACACCATCACAAACCGTCATGCAACAACTATTTATCAGTTGACACGGGGTTTTCGTTCGTTTATGGGTTAGGGACACAAGAGGGATACACATGACAATCGACATTCAAGAATATAGGCGGTTTATTGCGTCACGCGCCACAACAACTGAACCCAGTGGGTTTGCACCTAAGCCTATCAATTCCCGCGCTAAGGTGCATCAGGTAAACGCGCTGGAATATGCCTTGAACAAAGGCAAGTCGGCAATGTTCCTCGATACAGGCCTAGGAAAATCGTTCATTGAGTTAGAGTTTGCCCGACAGTGCGCCGAAGAAACTGGCTTGCCGTCACTAATCCTAACGCCACTCGCAGTTGCGGGCCAGATGGTGCGCGAAGGTAATAAATTCGGTATTGACGCGCGCCAGATCAAAGAGCCTGAAGAAGTCGGCGATGGTGTTATGGTCATGAACTATGACCGAGTTGGCAAGCTTGATCCTTCTAAGTTTGGCGCGATTATTTTGGATGAATCCTCGATCTTGAAGTCGTTTGGCGGTAAGACGCGCAAGACGCTTATGGACATGTTTATTGATACGCCATACCGCATGGCCGCAACTGCTACACCGTCGCCAAACGACCATATGGAACTTGGCAATCATGCCGAATTTCTAGGCGTCATGCGTCAACAAGAGATGCTTTCTAAATGGTTCATTAACGATACATCAACAGCTTCCCAAGATTGGCGACTGAAAGGCCATGCTGTTGAGGACTTCTGGCAATGGGTAGCGTCTTGGTCACGTTGCGCGACACTACCTTCCGATCTTGGTGGCGACGATACAGGATACATTCTGCCAGAAATTATTCGCACACTACACACTGTCGATGCTGACCGATCAACCGGAACCGATGGAATGCTATTCCGTATTCCTGAACTATCCGCAACTTCGTTTCATGCCGAAAAACGCCTAACCATGCGCGACAGGGTAGCACTCGCGGCGGAACTTGCAACACATGGTAAGCCCGTCACTGTATGGTGTGAAAGTAACGAGGAAAGCGCATCACTCGCAAAACTTATCCCGGACGCCCGCGAACTTACAGGATCAATGACGCCAGATCAAAAAGAAGACTTGCTTCTTGGATTTGTTGACGGTAAGTTTAGGGTCATTGTCACTAAGCCTAAACTTGCAGGTTTTGGCGTAAACTGGCAACACTGTGCCCATGCCGTATTCGCTTCTATCAGCTACAGCTATGAGCAACACTATCAGGCCGTGCGTCGTTCGCATCGGTTTGGGCAGACAGAACAAGTGCGCAACGATATTGTTGTCGCGGATACTGAAAAGGCAATTTGGGACGTGATCAACGTAAAGTCAAACAAACACGACGAAATGAAAAGAAGGATGGCAACTGCAATGAAACAAGCACAATCAACCGCAGAAACGCGCGTTGTGTATAATCGGCCACTAGACTTGTGGTTTCCTGATTGGGTAAAAAGCGAGGTGATGGCATGAAACAACCCGAATATTCTGGCGCAGGATGGGTTCTGCATAATTCAGACTGCATTGAAGGCATGGCGGCAATGCCGCCCGATAGTGTCGATCTGTCAATCTTTTCTCCTCCTTTCGGCGATCTTTTTGTGTATTCGAACTCTGAACGCGATCTAGGAAACGCGGGCACAGGGCAAAAATTCCTAAACCAATATAAGTTTTTTGCATCTGCACTTGAACGTGTTATGAAGCCGGGGCGCATTGCTTGCGTCCACTGCACAGACCTGCCAATGCGCAAAGGCCGTGATGGTGCAATCGGACTGCAGGACTTCAGCGGGGATCTAATCAAGGCCCACACTGACGCGGGCATGATATACCATGGGCGCACTACGATCTGGAAAGATCCTGTAGTCGAAATGCAGCGCACAAAGGCGCTAGGATTGCTCTATAAGCAAATCCGCAAAGACAGCTCTATGAACCGCGTCGGGATGCCGGACTATATGTTGTTTTTCCGCAAGGATGGAGATAACCCAGACCGGATTGAACATGCTGCGCCGGGTAGTGTTGACGCGTTGCCAATTGCGCGTAAATGGCTAAATCATATGCGACGCGAAGGTCTATGTGCGTCTGTTCCTGATGATGAATTGCTGCGTGAATTGATCACACATGCCGAGTTTGACGTTTACGAATGGCAGAAACTTGCAAGCCCTGTATGGATGAATATCAATCAAGGCAATGTGTTAAACGGTTATCGCGCGGCAAAGGGTGAAAACGACGAACGCCATGTTTGCCCTTTACAGCTTGATACAATCGACAATTGCTTGCGCCTATATTCTAAGCCGGGCGACGTGGTTCTTGACCCGTTCAACGGTATTGGTTCGACTGGATATCAGGCATTGAAACAACTTCGTCGGTATGTCGGGTTTGAACTAAAGGCTGAATACGCTGCACAAGCTGGCCGCAATCTTGACGAGGCAGAACGTAGCGCAGGAAGGTTGATCTAAAATAATCCACCCCGCGCATCATTTAGTTGTTGCGCGGGGTGTTTTTATGTGGTTATGTGTGTGTAAGAAAACGCAAATGAAGGAATGAGATGATGACCCGCGAATATCTTGAGCATAAGATTGAAACAGCCCGCAACGCAATCGCATTTGCTTCACCCAAATCAGATATGAGCTTTGCAAAGGCAACACTTTTGTTCGCACAATCAAAGTTGGCCAGTATGGAATAACCATTTTACCGACATCAGTAATATGGTCTAACCCGCGCCATTCAAAAGCGCGGGTTTTTCTTTACATCAGAACGGAATCTCATCCCCGTCATCATATCGCGCAGTGCCGTTTCCAGATCGGTCAACACCATCCGACTGGCTACCACTGTCACGCGATCCGCCGCCGCCACCTAGAAGCGTCAACTCGCCGCTAAACGGTCGCAAGACAATCTCAGTGGTGTATTTATCCGCGCCAGATTGATCCTGCCACTTTCGCGTTTCAATCTGCCCTGAAACAAAAACAGTCGATCCTTTCTTAAGGTATTGCTCGGCAATCTTTCCCAAAGCCTCGTTGAAAATTGAAACGCGATGCCATTCAGTGCGTTCTTTCTTTTCGCCAGTGGATTTGTCTTTCCAAGTCTCACTTGTGGCGATATTCAAACTAACAAACTTGCCGCCATTCGGAAACGATTTAACCTCTGGATCACGCCCAAGGTTGCCAACGATAATAGCTTTATTTACGCCTGCCATTTTGTATCCCTCCAATGGATAAGACCCGCACTATGGCGGGTCTTGGTTGCAGTGTCAAATTACATAGGCATATCCATATCATCATCAGGCGGCGCATCAGCCTTTGCCGCCAACTCAGTCAATTCCGCCATGTTCGGCTTAACCTGATCACGATATGGTTTACCGTCGCCATTCCACCATGCAGTAAACGATGCCTTGCCTTTTGACGCCGCCGCGCGCGCTTGTGGCATAGCGTCAAACTCTGGTGCGGGTTCTGGTAATGGTGCATCAACAGGCTTGGGCGCATCCTTTAGCCGCTTCACAGTGTATGGCTTGCGGCTTTGCTTGGTAGCCGTCAACGCCATTGTCATATCCGCGTCCATTCCACTCATATGGCTGATACGAATACCGCCAACAGCTAGCCCGCCCCAAGTCACTGTAGGGTCGCGGTATAGCGTCAAACTGCGGCCAGCATATGCCGCACCGTCCTTACCCCAAACACTCACAAGAACGCGCCGCATCGACTTGCATGGATAGTATGGCTTTCCATTGTCGCCTTGATACGAAATCGCAATCGGTTGTTCAGTGCTGGACTGGTTAGCGCTAACGCGCGTGATCGTGATTGTCTTAGGTCCGCCGATTAGATCGTCGGCATTCATTTGGTGTGACTTTGGGTCAATCGTTGCGCTTAGGTCGGTCATACTTCAATATCCTCATATGTTTTACGTTCAGTCTGGATCACGTCACCCATAGCCCACTTACTAACACCACTTACAACCGCGTCAACCTTACTTTCAAACTTAGTCGCCGCGTCAACAATCGCCGCCTGAATGACAGGATCAGGAAAAACCCGAATAATAACCATCGGCATACCGCCGCAATAACTAATAAAATCCAACCACTTTCGGCCAGTCACCAATAGACCAGTCTGACATTGCAGCACGTAATCAACAGGGATACTACAATCGCCCGTCAATACATGTTCGGAAATCGTTTGAACCTGATACTTTTGACGGCGCGATTTAACCTCAATCAATCCGTCATCGCCAACTAATCCATCCGGCGAGTAACCAATCGTAAACCCCCATTCGTCATTCGTCGTAAACCCGCATTCTTGCACGGGTTCACGATGTTTAGAATACGCAATCCGCGCGTCAATCTCGTCGTCCATGCCGCGCAACATATCGTCGCCAATATATGTAGGTTCAGTGTAACCCGTAATCCGTTGCGCCGCCAATTCGTAAACGTGCGTTCGTGTCTTGTCGTTATCCGAGATCTTTAGTGTTGGCGTCAAGATTAACTTAACTTCGCTTGCGGTCAAAAGTCCGCAACGTGCCTCGTGCCATTCATAAGTGCCTTGTTCTACTTCGTGAATTTTAATCATTTAGAACCTCCATTCTATGATAAATGTCTATCACTTACCCAACGCGATTGCAACAGCTTGTTGCGCGTTTCTTGCAACACCAGCGCGACCGCCATGCGCAACGATAACCCTATGAAAATTCAACTGATCAGGCGTAGCACGACCCGTTGACGTCTTACATTCAACCGCATAAAAGCAACCATCAGGCGCAACACCGATAATGTCCGATCCACCCTTGCCGCCAACTCCAAAACGGATAACCCTGCCCGATCCCGTTCTATCAGGCAAGGCCCCGCAGTTATTCCGCCATGCCAAACAACCAGCCTCGGATAAACCGATCATACATTCGTTCAACACATTGCCTTCACTTCTAGCCATCATTTCAACTCCGCTATTGTTTGACCGTCGCGCTTCAATATCCTAACCGTGTCTTTCGTGTAGCCATTATCACGGCACCAATCCCTAATCATCTTGACGCAATCGTCAGTCGTATCGCTGCAAACCGCAACTATCTGGCCGGGCTTAAGCATTGGCCCGCGCCTTGAATACATGCGATGCCCAACCGTGCGGATTTTTCATGCCCCTAGCCTTACCTTGCGCAATCAATTCGGCAAGTGTTTTTGCGCGGCCTTGGTCTTGCCTTACAACCTTAGCAGCCGCCGCAGCTTCTTCCCTGCTAACCTTGATCAATTCCCCGTCTACCTCCTCAATCATCCTTCCCATAACAGGATAAACAAACCCGCAGTGCGGACACTCCGGCGATGGCCTATGCACAAAATAACACTCTCCGCACTGCCTTGTCGGTTCAGTCTTTTCACCGCCGTTTTTCTTATCCTTTCCAGCCAAACTCCAATCCCGATTACTGTCAGGCAAGCCATGAAAATCAGGCTTACTATTTCCAGCGTGATCCAAAATAATTGCAGGTCTATTCTTATATCTTAAAACCCTGCCCCATTTTTGCAATTGAAGAGGCAGGCTTTTAGTCGGCCTTAAATCACTCATGCACTCAATAGTAACGTCTATATTAGCAGCACTCGCCAAGTCAAAACCAAAGGTCATCAAATCGCAATTAGCTAAAACAGTTATTTCACGCCGCGCAAACGCCTTAATCCTTCGCGCAATCTCTTTATCATCCATTGAACCGCTAACATGCGCCGCGTTAACACCCGAACCCCTAAATGCTTCCGCAGTCAATTCCGCATGTTTTATCGATGTGCAGAACGATATATTAAGCATCCCATGCGCCAAGTCCTTATAATGCTTAATCGCACTCCCGACCAATACCTTGTCTTGCGTCATATAATCATCAAGCTGTGACTTGTTATAATCTCCGCCAGACGTTCGTATTCCACTCAAGTCGGGAATGTTCGGCTGATATAACTCGTAATCACTCAAACGCTTATTATCAATCAACCACTTAACACTTGGACCGCAAACCATATCTTCAAACCAATCGCCCATTGGCTTGCCGTTCGTTTTCAGTGGCGTTGCGGATAACCCCACTACCCAAGTACCCGCCGCCCGATACGCACTTATAACACGGTCAATCTCATCGCCCCCGAAGTGGCATTCATCAACAAACAAAATATCAGCGCGCGGTGCATTATCCAGCCGCCTTGATAACGTGCCACTCGTTGCCAAGTGAACACTCGCGAACGGATTGCTAGGATATCCAGCCGCAACATATCCGTATGGTATGCCGTAGTTATCCATCGTCTTGGCCGTTTGTTTCAACAACTCACGCCTAGGAACCATAAACACGCAGCGGCTTCCCTTCGCAACTGCCGATTGTATCATATAACTTCCCATGATCGTCTTGCCGCTGCCAGTGCTGGCCTGTAGCAGTGTTGACTTAACTCGGCGCATACTTCCCCGCACCCGTTCAATCAACTCCGATTGATCCGGGAATAACTTGATGTCATTCAAAACCTATATCCTCTTCAACGCTTACCGCCGCTGCAACCTCAATAACACCACCCAACGGAACTGCCGTTACCTTGCTATTCCAACCCGGACCGAAATATGTCGCACGGTTGCCCGCGTTGTTCGCGCCCGGGTAATCACCCAACGTTCTACTCCAAACCGCCCAAGGCGTATCCTGCAATACTCGGCGCAATGGCGGGCTATTGTTCGCAATCAATAACTCGCCGTCCTTGATCTTAATTCCATAACCCGACAACCCCTTGACCGCCGCGTCAAACCCTACCCCGTTAGTTATCGCCGCCCTAGATACCAACTCGCCAATCGAACTCTCACGACCCATGCCGCCGTCGTCATACCTAACCCGAGCAGTCATAATAGTTTGCATCAGCTTTTCAGCATCGCCAATATCCTTGGCCGCGCGATGCCAGTCCCAATTCTGAGACTGCATCCACTTCTCTGCCTCATCCTTACTTATCACCCGGTTAGATGTCAGGCTATACGCGCCCGCAATCAATGGCCCTATCTGATCACCGTCGCGGCGTGATCCAAGTATCTTTGCCGCAGCCAATGTGAACGTGTCAACATTCTTTAACAGAGCGTCAATATTCCCAACAGTCCTAGCCATTAACCGCG